ATGACATTAGGGGCTGTAAGAAAGTCATCATCCCCCAAATGTGCCAGAGCATATTCCTTTATCTCGTTATATATGCGTGCTTGATCCGGAGTAAGTTGAACTTGCCTTTGTGTATAAATCTTGTCGGGCAAATCTAAACACTCTGATTTCATGACACGAGAAGAAAATGTTTTAATAATAGCTGATAGGTCCTCAAGATTACGGTACCCTACCAACATATTAAAAGAATGTGATCCAACGGATCTTTTCTTCAATATTGCATAACGATGTTGGAACTGAAAGTAATTATCTCCTACGTCCTCCCCTAATAAAGAAGGATGTAAAAAATTACATTGCGCCCATAAATCCATAGGCGATTGTGTTACAGGAAGGCCAGTAAGAATACGCTTATACTTAGCTTTTCTCCCTATTTTAATAACGGCTTTTGTACGACGAGCCTTTGGACTTTTAATAGCTGTGGATTCGTCAATAGCTAATAAACAAGTCCCCTGGTCCAACACTTTGTCTAAAAACCGTGTGCCTTTAGGCGATGAAAGAGCCTCTATATTCATGACCAAAACTCGTAAATGATCCGTTTCTTTAGGTTCTAACAACAACGCTAAATTTGTTTTTTGTTTTTTAGTAGGCGAAGAAGTCCAAATACAAACATCTTGCTTTATACGTTCAGGCATATGAAAAGGTATTTCAATAGTAGCCCAATTTCGGTAAACGCCTTTAGGAGCCACAACTATAAAAGTATCTATTAAACCGCGTTCATAAAGTATCCCGGCATTATCAATACAAACTTTTGATTTACCTGTTCCCATTTCCATAAAATACGCCCAGTAAAGAGAACTCCAAGACTGCTTTAAAACACTTGCTTGATGCTCAAAGGGTTTTGTTTTAAAAGTATACTTCAATTATTTTTGTTTTTTCATTTGTTTTTTAAGTTGTTTGATTAAAGCAATTTTGGTTTTTCTTTTATCTAACTCTATTCCAATACCACGACCTTTTATTTCTAATTCGTTTTTATCCATATCTTCTAAAACTTTTTCTTTTTTTGTACCGAACAACCAACTAAAAAAATTATTATTTTTATACTCCATAAAGTTCTCCATTTGTTATGTATAAAGGTTTATTATAGTATATGTACCATGAAAAACAATGATATGCAAATTATTTTCTTTACAAGCATAATAATATATACTATTTTTAATCTTACGTAGAAATCGAAGGAGAATTTATGACAAAGAAAGTTTATGTAGCGCAAGAGAATCCAAGAGTGGATATTGTTTCAGCTACTCAGTGGGGAGATTTAATTCCTCTGACAAATCAATCCGATCAATTACATCTTAATCCAGGCAGACTTGTGCAACAAATTAAACGTAAGCTGCGGACATTTGATGAAACTGATTGGTTGTTAGCAATAGGTGATCCTGCAATTATAGGTGTTGCCTTTGCAATCGCAGCAGATGCAAACTCTGGTAGAGTAAACATTCTTAAATGGGATAAAATAGAAAGACTTTATTATCCTGTTCGTTTGTCTATTCGAGGAGGCATTGAAGAACTTAACCATTAACCTGAAGAGGAGATACTATGACTATTGACAATAAGAATGACGTTTGGAACAACATTACAGCAGATGCAAAATCCTTTGAATCATTATCGACCGAGGGGGGAAAAGAATTAAGTGATTTAATTCGCGCTACTACTGACATGGATAAAAAAGTTTTAGCTTTAGAAGAAGACTTAAAAGCTATTCGTGTTCAACGTCAAAAATACTTGTTTGATTTAATTCCGGCAAAGATGATGGAAATGGGTATGGATAAGGTTGTAGTGGACGGAAGTTCCGTTTCATTATCTAATTTTGTTCAAGCTTCTATGCCTAAAGATCCTATTGATAAAGCTAATGCTTTAGAACATTTAAGAGAAATAGGGTGTGAAGACTTTATTAAAAACAAAATAGAAGTTTCATTTGGAATCAATGAAGATAATAGTGCTAAAGCCTTACAAGCAGACCTAGACGATAGAGGGTTAGACACTACCGCAAGGGTTTGGATAGAGCCTCCAACTTTAAAAAAGTTAATTAGAGAAAGAGTCGAAGCCAATCAAACAATAAACTTAGATTTGTTCAATGCTTATGTTGGACAAGTAGCAAAAATTAAAGGAGAGAAATAATGACCGACAATAAATTATCAACGGATCTAATGAAAGCTTTTACTGAAGACTCAGGAAGTGGCTTTGAAGAAGTTACAAGTAGTGACATTCAAATTCCTTTTGTTAGGATCATACAAGCTTTAAGTCCTCAACTTAAAAAGACAGACCCAGGGTTTATTCAAGGGGCTTCTCAAGGAGATATTTTTAATACAGTAACTAAAAAGTTTTGGACTGCTGAACAAGGAATAGAAGTGATTCCTATTTATTATCAACTTAAACTTTTAGAATTTATTCCTCGTTCTCAAGGAGGAGGTTTTGTAGGAGAATTAAACTCTTCTTCCTTAGAAGTTCAAAAAGCAGTTAGGGATACAGATACTGGTCTTGAATTACTTGAGAATGGCAATGAACTTGTGCGTACAGCTCAACACTATGTAAAAGTTATTCATGAAGATGGAACGTTAGAGAACGCAATTGTTGACATGAAGAAAACACAATTGAAAAAGTCTCGTGGATGGAATTCTATAATGATGATGCAGAAAAATAAAGGTGTAACTCTTCCTTCTTTTTCTAGTGTTTACAGATTAGCTTCTACTGAAGATGGTAATGATAAAGGGTCGTGGCATTCATGGTCTATTAATCATTCTCGCCAAATAGACAGTATGGAGGATTATAATGATGCTAAATCTACGCATATGAGTATAAAAACGGGAGAGATGCGAGTAGCTTTGCCTGCAGCAGATGCTATTTCTTCTGACGAAGTTCCATTCTAGTTGGATAGTGACCCTCTGCAAAGGGGGTCACACTTTTTATGATAAATAATGCAAAACGTTTCTTAGAACTATTTCAAGGTTTTACGGGGGCACACGGACAAACAGAGGTTTTAAAAAACCAACGTAACGGTAAACAACAAGCAAAATATCAAATTGTTCGTGAACCGTTAACCGTGGAGCTTGTTCAAGCGCATTTAGATGGTAAGTTAGGAATAGGTAGTATTCCTATTGATGAGAACAATCAATGCTTATTTGGCGCTCTTGACATAGATGATTATAACTTAGACTTAACTAAAATAGTTAAAAACATTAAACGATTAAAGTTACCCTTAACCGTATGTCGTTCTAAATCTGGCGGAGCACATTTTTATATATTCTTAAAAGAAAAAATATCAGCTGCCGAACTCAGAGATAGATTATCAGAATTTGCTTCTGCTCTGGGGTTTGGACAATGTGAAATATTTCCCAAGCAAGAAGAAGTAATAGTAGAACGTGGAGACGTAGGAAACTTTATTAACCTTCCTTATTTTAATAGCGAGCATACTACAAGATATGCTATTCGTTCTAATGGTGACGATATTCCTTTAGAAGAATTTTTAACAAAAGCAGAAAAAAACAAAATTAGTTTTCAAGAATTAAAAAGTTTAGAGTTAGGAGTTAGTGCTGATATATTACCTCAAGGACCGCCGTGCTTACAACAATTAACGGAGTACGGTGTGCCTGAAGGGGGTAGAAATATGGCGATGTTAAATGTTGGGTTGTTTTATAAAATGTCCAGTCCGGATGCTTGGAAAGATTTATTAGAAAAACACAATCAAAGTTATTGTAATCCACCTTTGCCTGCTAAAGAAATTGTTACTATACAGAATCAATTAGAAAAGAAAGAGTATTATTATACGTGTAAGCAAGAACCTTTAAAAAGCCATTGCAATAAATCCATGTGTCGTTCTAGAAAATACGGAATAGGTTCGGGACAAGCTTTTCCTACTTTAGGAGGAGTAACAGTTGTTGAGTCAGAACCTCCTGTTTGGTTTATTGATGTGGATGGGGCCAGGCTAGAGTTAAGTACGAGACAATTACAAATGCAAGTAGACTTTCAGAGGGCTTGTATGGAACAAATGTATAAGATGCCCGCACGTATGAAAGATGATGAGTGGAGGCAATTAGTGGATGTTTTGCTTAACACGGCCACAAGGATAGCTGTTCCGGAAGAATTAACGCAAAAAGGTCAGTTTTATGAGTTAGTAGAGTCTTTTTGTACTGCACGTTTACAAGCACGAAGTCCAGAAGAGATTGCAACGGGAAAGCCGTGGACAGAAGAAGGTTTTACTTATTTTCGTTTAAGTGCTTTACAAGACTTTTTAAAGAGAAATAATTTTACGATTTATACACGAGGTCAGATCACTGAAAGACTAAAAGAAATGAATAGTGGGGGAACAGCAGATAAATCGTTTAGGTTTAAAGACAATAAAGATAAGTGGCAATCAGTACGTTGTTGGTTTGTGCCTGAGATAAAAAAAGGTGAGATAGAATTACCGGAAGTAGAGTTTAAAGCTAATGATGAGGAGCCACCTTTTTGAATGAAATAAAAACAATATTAGGTCCGCCTGGATGCGGTAAGACCCAGACGAATTCTAATCTTATACAGGAATATATTAAAGAAGGTGTTGACCCTAATAAAATTGCGTGTGTGTCTTTTACTAAAAAAGCTGCTACAGAAAGTAAAGAACGTGTGTGTAACGATTGGAATATTGAAGAGGATCAACTTCCTTTTTTTCAAACACTACATTCAATGGCCTTTAAATCATTAGGGTGTAAACCTTCTGATGTTATTCGATCTTCAGACATAAAACATATAGGGTATGAAGTAGGATTAGATTTTAGTAGTAGCACTTCTGATGCTGAAAGTGATTTTGATTATATCGGTTATAAAAAAGGCGATGCTTATCTTAACATGTATCAACTGTCACGAAGTAAAAATAAACCTTTAGAGGATGTGTTCCAGGAAACAGGAGATTATAATCTAAATTATAGTGAACTTACACGTTTAATAGGGGCTTATAAAAGTTATAAGAAAGCTAAAAACAAAATTGACTTTACCGATATGATAGAGGATTTTGTGTTGCAAGACTCTCCGCCAGACCTTGAAGTATTAATTGTAGACGAGGCTCAAGATTTATCAACTCTACAGTGGAAAATGATTGATGTATTACGTAAAGGTCCTTCTACACAAATATTTACAGGAGATGATGACCAAGCTATAATGAATTTTCAAGGAGCTGATGTTAAAGCTTTTTTAAATGCGACAAAGGAAAAAGAAGTTTTGAGTCAGTCCTATAGAATACCACCTCCTGTTTTTGATTTAGCACAAGCTATAGTGTCACAAATAGAAGATAGAGCTCCTAAAGAATGGCAACCTAATCCTAAAAAAGGATCGGTTAACTTTCATTTAAGACTTGAAGACGTTCCTATTGACGAAGGACAATGGACTATACTTGCACGAACCAATCGTATTTTAGATAGGTACGCGGCGCAACTTATAAATGAAGGATGGATTTATAGTAGGAACGGTCATCCAAGTATTCCTAGAAAAAACTATGAGGCTATAGTAGCTTGGGAAAATTTAAGTAAAGGCAAAGAAATTACAATGCAAGAAGTTCGTACTATTTATTCTTTAATGAAAGTAGACGAAGGGTTTAAAAGAGGTTTTGGTCCAAGATCGCAATCACTTTTAAACATAAACGGAGATAGGTTATTAAACATTGATTATTTACGTAGTGACCTGGGGTTATTGGTCGATGGCGAAAAAAGATGGCATCAAGTATTAGGAAAAATAGGATTACAAACACAAAA